GCTATGTCTGAAGCTTACAAAAGAGGACAAAGAATACCAAGATCAATGTTTAGGGCGAGGGCGAGAAGTGGCTATTAGAAGAAAACCTTTATCTGCTAGAGTTGTTTCTATACTTAGAGCAAAGGCTAAGACTCGAAAAAATATAACTCTTGGTATCTTAAAACAAGTTTATAGGAGAGGGCAAGGGGCATATCTTTCCAGCGGCAGTAGACCAAGAACATCAATGCAAAGTTGGTCGCTTGGCAGAGTCAACTCATTCCTCAGAGGGTCAAGAAAACATGATCTTGATTTAAGAAGAAAAATTCGTAAAAGAAAATAATGAAAACAACTAAAGAAAAATTTGTAGAGATTGATGGAAGAATTAAATTAGTAAATCAAAAAATAGATTTAATAATTAAAAATCATTTACATCACATGAAAAAAGACATTGATAGAATTTTATATTCTCTTGGTGCAATCGGTCTATTGGTTTTAGGACAATTACTTTACTTACTCTCGAAATAGTTGTATTAAGACTTATGATCTATAAGTCTGTTTTGATAATTAGTGATACACATATTCCTTACCATGTGCCTGAGTTAATGGACTTTCTTAAATTACTTAAAAAAAAATATAAACCTGATAGGGTTATTCATATTGGAGATGAAGTAGATAAACATGCTATGTCATTTCACGATAGCGACCCTGATTTACCTAGTGCTGGAGACGAGTTAAAATTATCAATACCGGTAATAAAAGAACTAGAAAAAATGTTTCCTAAGATGGATTTATTAGACTCTAATCATGGAAGCCTTGTTTTTAGACGAGCATTTAAACATGGCATACCAAGAGCATATATAAAAAAATATAATGATTTTTTAGAAGTGGGTAAGGGTTGGAAGTGGCATGATGATTTAGTTATAGATACACCTTTAGGAAAAGTTTATTTCTGTCATGGCAAGACACCGGATATTCTCAAATTGGCTACTAGCATGGGGATGTCATGTGTTTCCGGACATTATCATTCGCTTATGGGTGTCAGGTGGTTTGGCAATAGTTTAGGTTTGTATTTTGGACTTCAAGTAGGTTGTATGATAGACTCTAAAAGTTTGGCATTTAGATATAACAAAGTACAAAAAGCTAGACCAATTATAGGCTGTTCAGTAATATATAATGGATTACCTATAATTGAGCCTTTTATTAAAGATAAGACAGGAAAATGGGTCGGAAAGCTACTTTAAAGCCACAGAGAGCCACAGAGAGGGCAACTCAAAGACAAATAGGGGGTCAGCATTATAAATTACCTATATCTCCTTTAAAATTTATATTAGCCAATAAGCTTAACTTTGTAGATGGAAATATTGTTAAATATGCAGTAAGAAATAAAAAGGGAGAAAGCCTAAAAGAAAAGTACGATAAAATTATACATTACGCAGAATTAGGAAAAGAATTATTAGGAGAATAATATGTGGCTTTCAATACTTAAAAACCCTTTGACTAAAATGGTTGCTGGAAAAGTAGTAGATCATTTTAAACATAAAGCAGAAAAAGTAAAAACTATAAGAGAAGCAGAAATTCAAGCTTGTAAAGAGGTTGATGTTCAAAGAATTAAATCACAAGATAAAAGCTGGAAAGACGAGATATTGATGGTATGGTTGATTGCAATGCTATCAACAGGTTGGTTTGAAGATACTAGAGACAATTTTGAGGAGTGGGTAAGAATTATAAATGATTTACCTGATAGTGTTTGGTATCTTGTAATCATTGTATTTACTGCAACTTTTTCTACTAAGATGACAGATAAAGTTTTAAACAGAAACAAAAAGAAGTAATATGATGAATGACCAACGATGCAGTTATTATAGAAGTAGAGTTTCATTTACACAGTTTGTATGAACCTTATGGTCATTTTGTTTGTCTAAGATTTATAGATACATACCCACAAAAAACAAAACTTACATCTTTGTTAAAAGACTTTAATCAATACCCAGATGTTAAATTGGTTGATTACGATTTTAAAATAGAAAAAATTACTGAAGCTACTGATATTACAGGATTAGAAATTACAAAACATTAGCGACCCATCAAGTCTCCCTGATGGGTCTATCTTTATGTAATTTAATTAAACTGTTCAAGGAGCCAATATCAACATAAAGAATTTTGTCATCCCTCTTGCTTTCCAGCTAGAGTTAAATCTCTTTTTACTTCTGTTTGTCTAACAGATAAATAACGATCTAAATTGTTATACATTAATTTTGCTTTTATAAGATTTGCTTCTGCATGGGCGTAGCTTTTAATTATTTCTTTATACTCAGGGTCAGTTCTTGCTTTATGTTCTGCTTCTCCAACAGTTTTAGTATCTAATTTATATTTAAGAAAAAGTTTTGAAAACATAGCTTTTCTTCCCTCATCTAATATAATTGATTTCTCTGCCCATTCTGACCAAAGACTACTTGCTTCTGTCATTTTTTTATAAGCTTCTCTACTATTTAAGTTCATCGTTTCCATTTCATCTCCTGTTGAATTATATATCTAAATGCACCTGTAGCTGGGTCAAAATCTATTTTAGAACAACCTACTAATAAAATAAAAACTATAATAGATATTATACCTATAATAAATTTATAAATCATTTTTGTATATTTACGATGTATTGGATGTCCAAATAAAATCATGGGTAAGCCAACATTTCTTTAGCTTCTATTTCTAAATCTTCTACTTGCTTTGCTAATTTTTTATTATCAGCTTTTACCTGATCTAATTCTTTTCTTAATTGTCCATTTAATTCTCTATGACTATCATTAGCATTTATTAAAGCTGTCATTTCAGCTTCTTTACTGTCAATTATATTTTTTAAATTAACTACAACATCATTTAGAGCATGAGTTTCTTTTTCTTTAATTTCTAATTGTTTTGTAAGGTCTTGATCTCCTCTATCATCTTTTGTCATATTATCTCCTCTAAAGGTGCTGGGCAGTAGAGAGAGAGAAACTGCCCAACACATAACCTAAAAGTATATGTTATGAAAATATTATACTTAAACTGCTTACGCATTAAATTCTCTCTATCATAAAATTTATAAATATCATAACGAATCATTTGTAGCTGATTTGCTTTGATTTGAAAAACATTAAATATTATCGTTTTAGTTGTATCTAATGTTAAATAAGCTAGGTTTTAAGCCATTATTTTAGGGGTTGTAATTCAACCTTAATAATGCTTATATGTCTGTATATGTTAAATATAAAAAAAACAAATAACCTAAAAGGAGAGAAGATGACAACAGTAAGAGAAAAAATACAAAACTTTGTTACTAAACTTGAAAAAAAATATCCTAGTTTGATTACAAACCAAATGGAACTAGGTACAGGAAACCACCCAAATTATGATGACTACAAATGGACAGAAAATTTGGTAGGTAGAGATAAGCTAGAGAAATGGAAAAAGTTTAAATACATTTTAAAAGTTTGGAATCAAGTTGATAATGGCACTAGACCAGATTGGGAAATAAATTATATTTTTAGAAATTATGGTTATTACCATTACGATAAATTATTAAGAGAGGAGAGAGCATAATGAAACCAATAAGTAAAAATAATGTTGTATTACAAAAGGGAGATAAGTGTATTTTTGCACCAGAAAAAAAAACTTATCTTTTAGAACCAAACAAAAAAGTTATCGTAAGAAATGTGTATGATAATGGAGTTGTAGAAGTTCATCACAATACAGGCATCTATACAAATGTTTATGCAAATCAATTAATAAAGGAGAGAGCAAATGACTAATATACATTTAGCAAACTACATAAAAGATAAATGGATTGATAGGCTTTATTGCACACTACATGGTAAAGTTTATCTAATTCAAGCTGATGGCTCTGAATATAATGGTGCTATCAAAACAAAAAAATTCTCAGGTAAAACTTTTAGTTTTACTGAGGATGGTAGATGGTTCGACAGGTCAGGGTTGCCTGTCGCAAAACCATCTGAAGCTGACACCAAAGTTGAGATCAGCATTTTAAAATCTGAAATTAAAAAGAGAGAAGAAGATAAAAAGTTTCAGGCTTTAAAAAATAAACTAACCAATAACCTAAAAGGAAACAAATAATGTCTAATAGTAAAATATACTCTACTACTGATTATAATAAGTTTGGAAAACTTAAAGGTAATAGAGCAATTAACGAACTTCATGTAAGAAAGTTAGTTGAGTCAATTAAAGAAAAAGACTTGGAGATGCCAATAGCTGTAGATGAAAATCTTAATGTCCTAGATGGTCAGCATAGATTAGAAGCTTATAAGATTGTTGGTAATCCAATCACTTACTTCATCAAAAGTCAGTTTGATTTGCAAGATGTAAGAAATGTCAATTCTGTAAATAGAAAATGGAATTTGACAGAATACTTAATGTCTTTCTGCAAACTTGGTAAAAAAGATTACCAACTCTTAGAGTGGTTTCATAGAACTTATGAGTTTGGCATAGTAGAATGTATTGCTATGCTGAATGGTAAGGGGTATTGCAACACTACTTCTAGGAAAGACTTTAAAAAAGGTCATTTTGTAATTGAGGATTTAGAACAAGGTAAAACTTGGGCTAAAAATATAAATGCTTGTGGCGAGTATTTTGAATATTACAAAAAGAGAGCGTTTGTTCATGCCATAATTAGTTGTCTTAAAGATAAGACTTTTAATTGGTCTATCTTTTATAAAAGACTTAAAAACAATTCTAGTAAGCTTAAAAATCAAGCTTCTAAGAACGATTTTATAATCAACATAGAAAGATTATATAATCATGGTACAGCAAGTAAGTATAAGATCAGACTCGATCTTTACGATGATAAGAGGTAAATATGCCAAAATTAATCTTATCAATTAAGACTAGAAATAAGTCATTTAATTTGCTAAAACAAATGTATAAAGATTTTGGGGTCATATTTGACCCCAATACTACTTTAAGTAAAGTAGAAAACTTTATAAAGGAGAAAGCTGATGGAAAAAGCACTTCCAAAGCTTCAAGCCAAGTACGACAAGGCAATAGTGAAAGAAAAAGACTTGTTGGAAAAGCTAAAGAAGATAAGGAACAACAAAAAATCATTAGCTTGGAAGATACATCAGACCAAGTATCATCCAGCTATGATCTAAAGAGAGAGGACAAATAGTTATGAAAAAAATGTACTTAATAACAATGATCGTATGCACTCTTTTAAATGGATGTGCCAAATACGAGCCAATCATAGACACAAAAGGAAAATCAAAGTTTGAAACATCTAATGCAAGTGAAATTTCGAATGATAAAATTTTGTGTGAAAAACTTGCAAGAAACAATACAACATTTTTTGGTAATATAAATTTTTGGATATTGTCCCCTAAAGCAGAGACTCAATATATTGATATTTACAGAAAATGTTTAGAGGGGAGAAACCATAATGTCCTTAATTAAAAAAGCTGTTGAAGAAGCTTTGAAAAAAGAAAAACTAACGATTAATTATAAACAATTAGGAAATCATCCAAGATTAGTTGATGATCGTAAAAGTAAATTTCTTATGAAAAAAAGGTCAGATGGTGTAAGAGAGGTAAGAAAAGATTAATGCCTAAACCATCAATAAGAATAAAAAAATTAGCTTTCATCTGTGCTAAGTGTTTCAATACCAAAGTTGATAAATTAGCATGGTTTGTAGGAAGCACCCTTTTCAACGAGTCATTACTCTGTCGAACTTGTTGGCAAGGTCAATTTAATAAATTGACAGAGAAAGAGAGAAAGGAATGGGCTTTTTATGATGATAAAAAACCAAGAAAAAATTGCTGAAATAAGTCATCTGATTCCACCAAACCTAAATATGTTTGGTGTATCAGCAGAACAAAATGACAAAGTTCTGAGAAAGATTTATGGATTGCAATTAAAGAAGATGAGACTAATGCGTGGCTATACTCAGACAAGAGTTGCAAAAGCAATTTCTGTCACATTTCAACAAATTCAAAAATACGAAAAAGGTGTAAATGCTGTAAGTATTATGAATGAGTTAAAATTAGCTGAATTTCTAAAGTGCGATAGAAACTACTTTGTTCAGCCAATTACTGAGAATGGTTATAAATTTTTAACAAAAACAATAACATATAAAGTAAGGGAGAGAGAAAATGGCAGTTATCAAAAGTAAAGATAAACATGGAAACCAAATTGAGTTCGACCCAAAGGGTAGAGGTTCAAGGTATAAAGTTAATGGACTTAAAAAGAAAGGAGTCACTACAATTATAAGCGAAAGATTTGGTAAAGGTGCTTTGATGTGGTGGAGTGAAAATTGTGTTTATGAAGCTATAAAAC